TAATAGCGGAGCTGTTAGCATAGTTGCGAAATATGGCGTAGGAATAGCAACAATAAACCAAACTAATGGCACTATGTCTGGAAGCATCATATATTCTAAAGCAACTTTAATAACAAAGAACATATTAAAAATTAAGACCATCATTGTCATTAAAGTTAGCGCATTCATTACAGGCTTCATCATAATCATTAACTAATATATGAATAATACTTAACAACTGTTATCAATTTTTCAATTCAATTTTTTTTATATCATTCTTTATATCATATTTTTAATATTTAGTGCTATAATAAGCATTAAATATTAAATTATTTTTCTATTTCTAAATTTCTAAATTTTTTATTTCTATTTTATAATTTTTCTAATAGTTCTATTTTATTTAAGCAGTTGCTACTGGTGGCTCAACCTTGACGGTTTTTGGGAAGTGAGGACCCATATATTTCTGGAGATTGAAATAAGTGAGTTCAATCGAGTCGCTAACCTTTAGAAGCTGTGTTAGTGGCTTGTCTGGGTTAATTTTGCGACCATTGCTCTTGTCCTGAAGGTTGTTTGCACGAATGTACTTGTTAATTTCACGAGTTACATCAGTACGAGCCATTTCAGTTCCACATGGCTTGTCTAAAAACTTGGCAAGCTCATCGCTAATTAAAGATGGCTTTACAAACCCACTTGGAGCACGATTGCCTTTGCGACGCTTTCTGTTGCTTAACTTTTCAGCAACTTTTAATTGCTTTACTGTCATTTTTTCTAGAGTACGTAGTTCAGTTTTTAGAGAATTAAAGCTAGCTAGCATCGATTGAAATTTAGTAATGAAATCCGAAAAGCCAGATGTAATAGAATTGTGTTCAGCACAATCACTTGTAACTACAACATTCTCAACTTCTGGGACAGATTTTAGAGCATCTAAAGCTACTTCCTGAACTGGTGGCTCAGTCTTTACAGATTTCGAGGACGGAGCTTTGACCTTTGGAACAACTGGTTTAACACCTGGTTCAGTAACTGGCTCGGTTACAGGTTTTGTAGCTCTTGCCTTTTTGACTGGTGTTTGAGGAACTTCGACTGATGGATCAGTTAGAACAGGTTCTTCGGTTTTTTTCTTGTTAGACGGCATTTTTTATACTCTATTATAACTAATTTCTTTTAAATTGTTTTAGTAATTAATATATATAATAAAATTATTATTATTTTTAATTGCTAAAGGGATTGAAAACAAACGAATAATTTTAATTAAATATTTAATTATTTAATTATTTAAATATTTACTAATTTACTAATTTACTAATTTACTAATTTACTAATTTACTAATTTAAATTTACGGCTTCATATAACCAAGGTAAACTGTTTGCAGCATCACTAGATACCATTGTTAAAGCAGATAACACATAATAGCTTCCTAAAACGCACGAATTTTCATTAATCCCCTTATTAATTAATAAATCAATAATTTGAATACTATATTTTTTAATCTGAATAAAATTATATTGTGGCAAATTATTAATATTAATATGATCACTATGAAAAGGATTACCGCTTGGTGGAACAATATCTCTCTTACTTTCTTGCGATAAATTTGCTCTATAATTCCATATGTCTAGCAATTCTCTTATAAACTGAATTAGTCCATATTTATCTAATTCTATAAACCATTTTATACTTGTATAATTTCCTAAACTATCTATCCTCTGAAATAATGTTAAAATTTTCATTTCTAATTGTTTATGTAATGATAGACATACTAGTTCATCATAATTTAAGTCTAGTTCTATATTTAATAATTTAGTTAATCTAATATATTCCAATAGTTGTTGTAATATGTTATATGATAAAAATACATTTGTAAATGGATTTTGAACATTTGTTGAATTGTTATTTGAATTGCTATTATTTTTAACGTTACCAGACTTAATAAATAAATTATATAATGATTTTATATCAAACCCATATATATGAGAATTAGTATCCTTAAAACTAATAAATTGATTATAACAAATATTATTTAAATTATCTAAAGTACAGAAATCAACATCATTAGAACATAGTGATCTATTATAAAAGGCCGGGCCGTGAGATTTTATATATTTTTTAGTTAAAAAATAACGCACATATTTTTGAATAATTATTATATTGTAACTATAATATAAAAAGTTAAATAACCGCTTTCTCAAATACTCCTTATTACCACTAGTATTTAATTTATAATGTTTTGCAATAGCTCTTAACTGTGATACATTGTAATTATATTTTAATATATTACTAAAATCTATAAATGTAGGAATAACAAAATCAGTATCTGAAATTTTAACATATGATTTCCTATTTTTTATAGGTAAATTTAAATAATACTCCAATATATTACTACAAGTTATTAAATTATTATTTTCATTACTATTTCTTTTTTTTTGATTACATTTATTTACATTAATAATCATAATTATATATACTATTTATTGTATATATAATTATTTTTATATATTTATAATATATTATTAGCATTTGACATCATCATTAAATTATTTAAAATAAATTTATGCTCGTATATTGAATGTATATTTACTCTATTATACATATTATTATATACAATAGCTACTTTATTTACAATTTTTATAAAGTCCGGGTCTAAAGCATATTTTAACAAATTAATAAATAAATTATTGATGCTATTAATATCGTTTTTTAAGCATATATTTAATTTATTTGAAAAATTCATATCAAAAATATTAGATTTAAGCAAGTCTTCATGGTTATATACTAATAATGTTTTAACTATATAATAACTAAAAATATGTGTGTTTTCTCTATATTTATTACTTGATTTAGTTAATAATTGACTATATGTTAATTTATTATAGTTTAAAATTTTTACTAGTTGAAATACTATATGTAATAACTCTAATTTATACAATCTCTCAAATTCATAAATAAAGTTTGCTAATTTTATAGACCTATTATAGCTTATAATACATACATCTATTATAAATGCCCAAAATTCTGTCAAACCTTCGTTTATACCTATATTAACAATCTCTTTATTGCTTATGTTAAATAAATCTAAAAATTTATTATAGTTAATATTTCTATTAAATTCTTTATGTAATGCTTTGTCTATTCCATAATAATGAATACTTTCGTGAATAAATACTTTGAAAAACTCCTCCTTTCTATAAATAAATGTTATTCCGTTTTTTAAGTAAGGATACGTAAAACCCGAATTTACATTTTTAGCACCTAAAATAATATTATTATTTGAATTAAGCTTTTTTTGAAATGGTGTTAAAAAAAATGTTACGTGTTGTCCATTTCTTGTATCGTTTTTTGATATTGCTATTATTAATTGTAACGCCAATAACATTTTTTCAACAATTAAGTCCAGATTTGTTATACTGATCTCATCATTATAAATAATAAAGTCAAAAACATAGGTCTTTTCATTTATTATATTTTCATAAGTCACTATTTTACACTTATTTACTATTATAAAATTAATTATACTTTCATCAATATATTTAGAATGTCTTAAATGTTTATTTACAATAGTTGTAATTTTATTATTTATTATATCTTTATTATCTTCAATGGTCCTCGACTTTTCTATATTTATAGTATTTATTATTTTTTGCTTATAATTTAATTCTATATATATATATTCTAAAAATTTCCTCATAATGCTATTTTTATTTTTATTTTTATTTCTATTAAACATTATTAAATCTAATGTATGACTTTTTTTAAATAATTGATTATAAAAATTATGTAGAATTTTTGAATTATTATAATTTACTCTGCCTTTCTTTTTTGTATATTTATTAGCTTTAGCTATTCTCTTTTTTACAGTTATCATACTATTATTATATGTATAATATATTAATTTTTGATTAATTTTTGATTAATTTTTGATTAATTTTTGATTAATTTTTGATTAATTTATTTATTAAGCAGGAGAAGAGGAACTAAGGGCTTCAACACGTCTTTTGAATTCATCGAACTGGGCTTGTGTATCTGTAGATGGTTTAATTGTATTTAAAATTTGTTTTAGTAAATTATCACTTTCTAATAATCTTTGTTTTAATGAAGTTTCTTCTTTTTTGGATTCTTCACCTTCTTTTTCAACATTAGCAAGTGCTGTTTTTATTTGTCGTGGTAGTTTACACCTAATATCATCAGATGTTATATTAATAATTCCTATAACTTCTTTAACTTGCTTTACTTTAGTGCCAATATTCTTCGAAGTTATACTATCTACAATATCATCTATTTCTTTTATTTTCTTTCTATAATCTTTTATTGAATCTGTAGTATTACCAAAAATTTCTTTCAAAACTTTATTTAATTCAAGATTTTCAACCCGTACTTTCTCATCACCAAAAGGTTTTTTCATTGCTATATCATATTTACGATCTAAATAATTAGCTATTTTATTTTCAGTACCCTCTAATTCATGTGTATGTAAAGTAATATCAACAATAGCTCCAATAAATGATTTTACATTATGTTTTAATCCAAAATTAAGTTGAGAAATTACTTTAGCAGCATTTCCCTCTCCTTCACTAGAACTTATTTTACCTGCTTCATCAGGCGATGATTGATTTAATCTTGTTAAAAAATGTATAATAATACTTCGAGATACTGTTTTAATATTATCAATAATTGGTAATAATTTGTTTAATTCACTTGGACCCATTTTTGAAAATAATGTTTTCAAATATGTGCCCAATAATAAAAGTTTAGTACCATCCGTAATTCCATCCATATTTTTAAATACTAGTAAACTGTCTAATATAAATGTTATAAATTCAGACGCATCATCTTTATCAAAATCTCTAGCTCCATAACCACCACCACCATATTGTTCATCCTCGCCTTCTTCCTCAACCCTTTCATCCTTTTCATCCTTTTTAAAATTTTTTCTTAATTTGTCACTATTAAAAAAATTTAATCTTGACTGACCCTGTGAAAATATATATGAAATTTTAGTGATCAATATATTTCTTATAATTTGCTTACCATTACCAAAACGAATTTTCATTCTTAATAAATCTAGATAATGAGGTTTTGTAAATTTTTCATCTAATATATCTCCTATTAAAGTTTTATAATTTTCTCGTAAGCCACGTGTAGTTAATGGATTTACTAAATTCTTCTCAATACCTCTAATTGAACCTTTAACTATATCACTTGCGCTTCTAGAGCTAACAGCAACTTTTACACTATCTAGCCCACTCATAAATTTACCCCTCTTTAAATGTGTTATTGACCCTTGATTTGCATTATCAATTAAAGGTTCAAAATTATTTTCACTCATTGTATCATATTCTTTGCCAATTATAAATCTTGTAGCATATATCCAAACGGTTAGATCATGAAATTTATCTATTTTATCAGTGTTGCTATCGGTAACTTTTAGTTTTTTACTCAATTCAATACCATCTGGACGAACTAAAACTGTAAGTCCTCCTTTATCAGGTATCCAGGCTTTAAAAGCCCAGTCTCCTTCTCTAGCTCTCTCCTTTCTATCTGTGTTATCTTTATATAATTTATTAATTATTCCTACTTTACCTATATATATCTCTTCTTTGGAATCAACTATTTCAATCCATTGATACTTCATATCAAAATTTTCTTTTAAGTATGTCATAATTGTATCTATTATTTTGATATGAGCTTGAATTGCTTCAGTCATTTTATCATATAACTCCACACGAGCTTTATGTACACTTATTTCTTCATCTGGTCTTTCATCTTTTCCTCCATTTGTCCGGTCAAACCCTAACCTCGCCTCATTATTATTATACTCTGTATTATTTTCTAACTGTATAGTTCTAAGTCGTCGTTTATTATCTAATAAAACATTTAATATAGTCATCAATTCAGTTTTCTTTTCTTTTTTGCTATTTGTTGCTTTCTTAATTTGTTCAAATTCTGTTATTTTAGCAGAACCTATAGTTCCCAATCCTTGTAGTTCTTCTATAATTATATTTACTTCTTCTATTTTGGTTGTTTTTTCTTTTGTTAGGTCTATATCTACATCTGATTCTCTTAGTCCTCTTGTACTTCTTCCGCGTCCTGTTGTCTTACTTAAGTCTGGTGTCCCTGTTATCCCTGTTCTCCCTTCTGGTGATACTCTTGATGATTCTTCTGGTGATACTCTTGATGATTCTTCTGGTGATTCTTCTGGTGACCCAACTAATAAACTTGACTTTAACCCTCTACCTTCACCTTCTTCCACATCATCTTCTACAATAACTTCAGCACTGTCCTTTAGTATTTCTTCAAGTGGTGTTAATTGTTCAGAACTTGCTTTAGCTTTTCTCTCATTTAATGCCTTAATTTGTGTTTCTGTTCTTGGCATTGCTTCTGATAATGTAAGTGCTAATGCTAAAATAAATGCTTCAATTGATTCTATAATATGGCTTGGAGTTTTATCTGGTGGAGGTGGAGGTTTATCACCATACTTTTCTATTCTTGATATAGTAGCACTTTCAATATTAGTTTTTGTTTCTTCTGCACTTTTGGCTTCCTCATTTAATGTTTTTTCTTTTTCTTTTGCCGCTGTAACTTTTTGTTTTAGATCTTTGATTTTTTTTGCAGTTTTAATTAAATCTTTCTCTTCTTCTGTTAACCGCTCTGTCTTAGATTTATTATTTAGCTTCTCTACTTCTTCGTCTGAAATTTCGCTTTTATCATATTTCTTTTCAATTTCCTCTAGTTCAGTTTCTGTATCTTTAATATCCTCTTTTACACCAGCTATATTCTCTTCTATTGTTGCCTGTTTGGCTTTAGCTTGTATTAAATCACTATCATTTACTGTTATTTCGGCTTTTTTTTTTGCTTTCTTAATAATTTCTAATTGCTCATTTTGTGCCTCTTTAAGTAACTTATCTATTTTAATTTTATTTTCTTGTAATTTCTCGTCATCAGGTTTAAGACGGGATTGTTTTTCTAAAATATTTTTTTTCTTATTTAGTTCATTTAGTGCTTCTTTACTCTTTTTATAATCTGGGTCTTTCGCTTTATATATTGCTATATCTTTTTCTTTAGTTGCTTCAGCAACCTTTCTCTTAACCTCCTCAATATTTTTTTTTTGTAATTCTAGACTTATATCAGCTTCTTTCATCTCATCATTTGCAGTATCAAATTTTTGTTGTTCCTCCTCAATTAAGTCTTCATCTCCACTTTTTTTTGCTACAGCTAATTCACTTGCAGCGTGTGTAACAGCATCAAGTTTATTAGTGTGTTCTATTTTTCCCTGTTTCATACGATCATTTACAACATCCAAATCCCTTTGTAGTGATACTACCTTTCTTTCCATTTCTTTAACATCATCATCCTCTATAATATGTTTATTTTTTTCATTATCTTCAGCCTTTTTAAGTGCATCTTTTTTATCATTTTCTCTTTTACTTCTAAAATCTTCTTTTGCGGTATAAGCTGTTTCTGCATACTTTAAGTTAGAATTCTCATACAAGACTGTTTTTTTAACATCCTCAATAACTTCATTTGCTGACTCAAGTATTTCTTTCTCTTTATTTGCGTCTAACGATATAATATCATCAATAGGAATATTTTTTGTTACTGTATTTTCCAATATTTCCTTCATAATAAAGTCAATCGTATCCTTTACTGCTTCGTAAACTTCTTTATTAACAAGAATACCATCTATCATTACATCATCAAGAATGTCTGGTTTAGTATTTTCTACAGGAGGAGAATCATTGGGAGGAGCACCTCCTAATTTATTCCCTTCTTTTTCTTTTATTAAATTTGCTACACTTTGTGCTTTTTGTTTTGCATAAATCCACTTTTGTTGTATTAATGGTGCCGATTGATTTACTTGTTTATCAGCATCTGTTACCGCATTAAGTGCTGCCATTATACGATTAGCCATTTCCGTACTCATTCCTAATTTTGTTTTTTCCTTTACAGAAAGCAGAGACCCAAGCGATTTTGTTATAGCTAATTTAATTGTATCATATAACTTTACATATAATGCCCCCCTTTTTTTTATAGCGTCTAACTCATCCTGTGCCTCCTTTTTTTTCATTTTTGTATTAAGCTCAATCTGTACCGGAGAAAGTTTACTTGTATCTTTATCATCTTTAGGCCATGCTTTTAATGCCTCTATTGCTGCTGTATGTTCAATTTCTGCAATATTAAATTTGTATTCTGCCGTTCTAATTTCTTTTTCTATAATTTTTTTCGTTATTTGCTCTAGATTTAATAGTTCTTTAATGCTATATTTCGATAGATCAATGGCCATTTCTCCCCATATAGTCGCCTCCTCTGTCTTTTTTGCATTATCTAATTTACTTTTTGCTTCATCTCTTTTTGTATTTGCTTTATTAATATCTTCTTGTGTTAACTTTTTTAGCTTTGTATTTTTATCTACACCCAAGTAATCGTTATCCCATACAGCTAACTTCTGGCATAGTTCTTTTGCTGTCAGTATAACATTCCTTATTTGCCATAGTATACTAGTTAATAATCTGTTTAATCCTTGATCAGGTGCGTCTTGTTGTTTAGTTTCCAAAGTTCTACTTTGAGTAAGCAAATCAAATGCAAGTATTTTCACATCCTTTAAAATATTAGCATCTTTAGAATCGATTGCTTTTGTAGCTATTTCCATTTCCTTCCCTGGTATATCAATGAAATTTGGTCGTCTAGCTGGATTACCCGAGTTTGTATCATTGTTTGTTTCGCGTTTTTGTTCAGGTGTAAAGCGGTAGCTAGATGCTGACTTTACTGCCTCCAAAATTCTTTTACACTCGTCTTTTGTTTTTTTCAACAATGCTATTGAATCCTGAAATGACTCACCAAAACCATCTTTATAACTTTTCAATTCAGCAGATTTCATAAATTTGTCGTCTTGTGTCAGCTTCTCTAATCTACTCATATCTTGCCATTTTTCTAATAGAGCTTTTAATTCTGGTGGTGTAACAGTATTATTGCTATCCTCTTTAAAAATCTTATCCTTTGCATAAAGGATAGTTGAACTTGTTCTTAACATAGATTGTTTTAATAAGATTGATGCTTCAACAACCCTTTCTGCTATTACCTTATCAAACAAGTTTGTCATATTTCCTTTTACAGTAGATTTTGTACTCGATGCTAATAGCTCTAATTTCTCATATTCGGCTGCAGCCTCAAGTGTATATTTTGTGGCAGCTTTTACATTAGGTTTATCTAATGTCTCTGCCATTGTTCTATCATAATTATCTATTCTTAAAAACTGTAAATTATCTATATATTCATTTGAAGTTTTTTGGAGATCACGCTCTGCTTTATCGGCTGCTTCTCGCTTCGTCTCTTCATCAACTAGTAGTTTGAAATATTCTCGATACTCTGTAGCTTTAGTTGTATCTTCAAGGCGTTTTGTTGCTTCGTCTAGTTCTGCCAATGCCTTATCATAATTTTTTTTTACTGTAGTAATAAAGCCTACATACTCTACTGTACTAACATATTTTGAATTTTTTTCCTTATAGTCTTTTAGTTCATCTAGTGTAGATATTACCTTATCAAGTGGCTTAATATACTTGTCATAGCTGTCTTCAATTTTTACATTAAGATCATATTTTGTTTGTAGTATCTCTCTAGCGCTCTTTTCTTTATCACGCTCTACTTCAAGTTCTTTAAGCTCATTTTGTAACTCTTGTAGTCTTTGAATTGGTTCTCTAATATTATCATATTTAGGTTCTAGTCTTTGTTCATTATTAGCGCTATCCCACTCTGAATACAGCTTTGCTGTTTCTGTTGCTTCTCGTTCTTTCTCTATATAATTTTTATATTCTTTAAACTCTGAATCTTTCTCTCTATAATTGTTTTCAATGCGAGCATATGTCACATTTGCGTCAATTAGTAATTGTAGACTAGCTTTTGTATTTTCTATAGAAGTTTCATGTTTATCCAATATACGCTTTCGTCGCTCTATATCCTTGAGTTCTCGTTCTAGCACAGGTATAAGTTTAGTGTTAAAAAGCTTCCTATTAGCTTCTTTCTCATCGTCTGTAGGCTTTCTATAAATAGTACTAGCTATTCTTCCTCTTGAAGGTTCTTCATATGGTAGTAGGCCCGCTTTTGCTTGCTCTAATTTACTTATTATTGCTTGCAAGGCAGTTGAATTTGCATCCATTTTTTCCTCTAGAGCAGGTGTTTTTTCTTCGTTGAGGTCAGTAAGCTTATTTCTAAGGAGATTAATTACTCTTTCTGCTTTAGCTGTTGGATCTACTGCATCTATTTTAGCTACTTCATCTGCTGTAATTTGTTTAGCTCTAGCTTCTGTTTTAGCTTCTTTTTTAGCTATAGTTTCTGCTTTAGCTCTAGCATTAGCTTTTGAATATGGTATTTTTTTAGCCACTAAACCTGTAAGTGCAGAGATATTACTTGCTGTATTGGTTAATAGTTTTTTACCATCCTTTACTCCTCCTCCACTCAGATTTAATGTATTTTTGCTAAATGTTTTTGCCTTTACTTTCTTCAGCTTTCTCGACGTAACGAACCGATTCAAACTTGTTATTATATTGTCAAGCTGTTTAATTTTTTTTTTTTTACTAGCCATTATATATATAATTATATAATTTTATAATTATATAATTATTATTTATAAAAAATTTATACTTAATTATAAACATTTTATTGCTATTATTTAGTTATTAATTTGCGAACTTTCATTAATTCAATAAATGGAAAAGCTCCTTTACCTTGTTTAAAAATATTGATTAATGCGTTTCCTGTTAATAATAGTAACTCGCGTAAATCATCATTTTGTGTAAATTTTGCATATAGCGCCTTTTCTAATAATACAGGTTCATTCTTTTTAAATTCTTCCTCATTTGTTAGTGTTGATTTTATAGATTTTTTGGCAAGTTGACTATCATAAAATTTTTGAGCTTCTTCTATATTAGAACCATATGTTCCATCTTTTTTGAACATACTATATATATCGGTTAAACCATTAAATCGACTAGCTAACATATAATGTTTCACACTTGTCCAATTAGTTCCATCTATATTCAAATTTGTTACAAAAAAATCGTTATCTATTTTTTTGCGCCACTCGGGATACTTTTTTTTATTATTTAATTCAAGAACATTTTTAGAGATCTTTAATTCTGGTTTAATTGTTTCACCAGAACCTTCGCCTACTTTTGCGTGTTTTGATTTATTATATACTTGAATGACAATTGCGTCATCATAATCCTGCGATTTAGGCTTTTTAGTATCAACTAATGTATCGTAGCTACTCTTTTTACTAATGTTAACGGTTTCTACTCCATTTTTATTTGCAAACATTTTAAAATCAGGAATTAATACATATAGTCCAGCATTTTTTTCCATACATCTCTCTAAAATCAACTCTTTAATTTTATAAGGCACTTCGCTAAATGTAAGAGCCCCTCGCTTTACATTTTTATCATAAGTAATTAATTTATAGTGATTGTTTTGAAAATAATCAGCTATTATATAATATGATGGTTCAAATAGTCCTCGTTCTTCTAATTGTATATCAGGACTAGTGCATTGTAAAACGTGTTCTTTTTCGCCTTCAACAAAATGGTTCTGTGATAAAATTATAAATTTTACATTATATATTCGTTCCAATGAACTTACTGCCCAATTATCTGCCCAATATCGCCCACCAACTTCTATGATTACTTTCTTAAGATCTTCAACACTATTTACATCTTTCATAAATTGAAACTCTTGCGCTAGATTTTCTAATTCTTTGCCTTTAGTGCTTATAGAGGTAAATGTATTAAAATTGTCCTTTGCATCTTGAATTAATTTCATTTTATCAGGACCATCACTTGTTCCTGTAATCATTTTTTTTAACGTAGAATGCTTATGTTTCAATGTTTTTAACTGTTCATGTGTTGTTTTCATATTATTATAATATAGGTCAAATAACTCTTTATAAGTTTGAAAAACATTTTGGTCAACTTCATTTGCTAATTTTTCTCGAATAGCTTTTACAGACGTTTCTATTTTAACAGTTTTCAAAGCATCACGTAAAACTGCAAAAAAACAATCTCCAGCGCCTTCATTATCGACGATTTCGTATTTATTACTTCTTAAATATTTATTAACCCACTCATCTTTAGGGTCTTCTTCATAATTAGCAATTTCATAATCGCTTTCTTCTTTACTTTGGCTAATTAAAGTCATTAAGTTATAATTAATATTTGACTTGTTAGAAACTTGACTAACCTCACTATCTTGACTATCATCTATATCATTTGAGCTAATGCTTTCATTAGAAGTATCACCCTCGCTTGTTTCGCTCGCTGCATTAGACCTTGTTTCAAAATCATCTATCAATTCATAATTATTCGTAATTAACGATTTAGAAAATGGAAACATAATTGGTTCTGCCATTTTGTTTAAATCAATATCCCCATTATGATCTAATAAAGAAGTATAGTCACTATTATTAGTTTCATATATACCTATTTTAGATACTATTGAACTATTATTTACTAAATAAATGTTAAAATATAAAATTTTACTGCTTAAATAATCAAATTTAGGAACACCTAAAACAAATTTAATATGTTTATTATATATTTTTGCATTATATACAAATGCCTCCTTATCTAAATCAGATTTATCTATGTTGTTTGTTACAATATATTGTACGTCTTTTTTAATGTTTGAATTAATCATTATATATATTATATATTTTTATAACATATTTATATAACATATTTTTATAACATATTTTTTATAATATATATTTTTTATACTTGTCTTCAATATCCATTAATTTAAATTTAATTTTATTTGTAAAATTAGCATATCCACATTCATTTGATACTAGTGTTTTAATAGTATTATATAAATTTAAAGAATGATCTATTTTTTTTATTATAATTAGCTCTTTAAATAATTCATTATAAATGATGATTAAAAATTCAAGTATGATTTCGCAATAACTATTATTTTTTTCTATTTTTAAATTATTAATAAAAAAATTATTAAATAAAGTTACAAATTCTTCAATTACATAACAATTAATAAATAAATGTTTCATATAGACATTTTTTTCAATATCTTCTAATTCATAATAATAAATTTTTTTATTAAAATTTATTATAAAAATAATGAAGCACTTATATTTATCATTATTTTTATTAATAGTATATTCATCATCTTCTATATTATTTTTAATAATGTCCTCTATTTTTAAAAGCTCATTATATTTTTCTTTAAGCAAGTTATATATATATATATTTTCGAAGTTATAATTTTTAACATAATAATTAACAATTAATGCAAAAAGTATATTAACATATATAGCACTATATGATAAATTATTATAACATATATGCTCTATAATATAATTATCAATAATATTATTTTCTTCTACATTGTCCTGTTCAATTAAGTCATTGTAAATATTTAAAAAATCGGTTTCTAATTTACTATAATTAGCAGGTGATAATTTATTTAATATTATTTTAATATTACTTTTAATAGTGTCCAATTTGCTTTTATCTTCATTATTTTTTTTTTTAGTGCTAACATAAGTATTTTTAATAGTTCTACTTAAAATAAAATTCTCTTTTGTTGCACTATTGCCGTTACTATTATTACTATTATTACTATTATTGCTATTATTGTTATCATATTTTTTATATTTATTTTTCTTTTTAAATTTATTATCACTATCTAAATCAAAATTATTTAATAATGTATCATTATTAATAGTTTCTAATACATTATTTAATAAAGTTTGAATAACACAATCTATTTTTTCATGCTCTATAGATTTATAATAACTAGCAATGAATGATATGTCATAAATAATCATTAATAGTGTTAATAATATTAAAATTTAATGTTATTCTTTTAATTATTTTCGTTATATTAATATTTATAAAGTATTTACACTTTATAAATATATTATGGAACTAATTAGCTCAATAATAAATTTCTACGAAAAAGCCGAATATAATAGTAAAGAAAAATATATAGATGCTTTTAAGTTACCTATAGAATATTTAGACACAAATTCATTATTTGTATTAAATAATAATATTATTAATGATTTAGAATTAGTAAAGGCTAATTCTATGAATGAATTAGCTACTAATAGTAATAGTAATACATTATTAGATACATCTAATAATTATAATTTATATTATCATGTTTTCAGTCCAAAAACAGTTTTTGAAAAAAATGTTATCAATAAATGGAGTAAATACTATACAAATAATAAAGACTTCTTATTAGAAACCCAAGAATTAATAAAAAATTATAGTCCAATAAAAAAAGTTGAATTTGTTGATAGTCCAATTCCAAATGTATGTAAAGATAGCGCTGTTTATAATAATTGTGAAAAAATTATATACGATAATGGATTTATAAATAATTATCAATATATTGATATGCCATATTTACATAAACTTAATAATAATAGTATTGTTTTACAAGCGTTAAGTGTTTATAATCTTTCAACACCTATTATTTCTTTAGCAGTTCCCATTTTATTTTTACTATTGCCATTTTTTATAATTAAATTACAAGGTCATAATGTAACATTTGAATTATATTTAAATCATTTAAAGACTGTTTTTGCTAATCACATTATTGGTAAATTATTTACTTCTTTTAGTGAAACAAATTTATCAAATAAAATATATATATTTTTTAGTTTTGGATTTTATATTTTTCAATTATATTTGAATATAAATGGGTGTATTAAATATTTTCATAATATTAAATATATTCACAATACTTTACAAGATCTAAAGTTATATATTTTGGATACTTTGAAAAAATACGAACATTTTTTGAATTTTACAAAAAATTTAATCCATTATAAAGTATTTAATGAGCGCATTGTTAGCAATATAGCAATTTTTAATTCTTATTTGCGTGAATTAAAAAAATTATCACCATATTCTTTATCAATGAGTAAATTGGTTGAGCTTGGTCAATTGATGAAATGTTTTTATTGTTTAAATAAAAACGACAATTTTATTAGTAGCTTATATTTCTCTTTTGGTTTTAATGGTTATTTAAAAAATATCGAATCTATACAAAATTATATTAATAATAAAGTTATGAATTATTGTAGTTATAATTGTAATAAACCTACAAACTTTGACAATTCATATTTTGCTAATTTAAATAATATTGAAACTATTGACGAAACCAAACGTAAAATTGTCAAGAATTCATATAAATTAGATAAAAATATAATTATTACAGGGCCAAATGCCTCCGGAAAAACAACTTTATTAAAATCAACATTATTTAACATCATATTATGTCAACAAATAGGATGTGGTTTTTTTGATGGCGCTTCAGTCAAAGTATATGACTATATTCATTGTTATATTAACATTCCAGATACTGGAGGACGGGATAGTTTATATCAAGCTGAAGCGCGACAATGTAAAAATATTTTACAACTTATTGAGAATAATAAGGACAAAAATCATTTCTGTGTATTTGACGAGCTTTATAGTGGCACGAACCCAGATGAGGCAATAACTACTGCTTATGGATACTTAAATTATTTAAATAAATTGAAAAATATAGATTATATGCTAACTACACATTATAATAAATTATGCAAAAAATTAAATAGCGAAAACAATAATTTTTATATGAAAGTTAAGAAAAATACCAGCAATGACGATTTTGAATATACTTATAAAATTAAAAAAGGTATTTCTAATGTTAAAGGAGCATTAAAAGTTCTTAAAGATTTAGAATATCCTGATAATATTATAACAAATATGAAATAAATAAATAAATAATAATTATTCGTTAAACAATACTTAAAATAATATAGTTAAACATTAATAATAATGTCAATATTATTTAAATTTGTAGGTTCTAGTTTTCTATTAACATTTGGTATTATATTATTAGTATGCGGTTCAATTATGTTATATTGCTATCGTAGATTTAATTTATTAGAACGAAGTGTAATTGAGCATGGAAAAATATTGCAAAGTTTTATTTTAAATTATAATATTCAAATGCAAAGTATGAATTCCTTATATAATAAAAATAAAGTAGAAAAAGAAGAGGTTGAACAAATTAGGAAAATTAATTTAGGTGATAAATTAGGCGATAAAATATATGTATCTGAAAATGAATGTTCCGAAGACAATTGTTCCGAAAAAGATGTCAGTGATACTAACATTATTGAAGATATAAACCTAAATAAATCTGATAATGATGATGACGAGGATGATGATGATGCTGATGCCGACGACGATGATGATGCCGACGATGATGATGATGCTGACGATGATGATGATGCTGATGATGATGATGATGATGATGCTGACGACGATGATGACGATGATGACGATGATGACGATGATGATGAAGGCGATGAAGGCGATGAAGGCGAAGAAGGCGATGAAGGCGATGAAGGCGAAGAAGGCGATAATAATGAAGATAAGAACGGAGAAAATATACACGAATTTGATATATCAAAACTATTAACTATTTCAAAGAAAGAATTAGAAAAAAATATTAAAGATTTAGGGGATTTTGAAGAAATTGATTTAATTAAACCTTACTTTTCAAATAATGATGATGAAACTTTTATTAAAAATTTGCCAGTAAATTTAGATACATTTAATATTGATTTTAACAATAATTCAAAAATTATTAATTTAAATAATCTAGAAAATGCTAACGTTGAAACAGTTGAGACAGTTGATAATGGAGTTACAAAGAAAAATTATTCAAAAATGAAAGTAGATGATTTAAAAACAATAGCTGTTACAAGAAATTTAATAGATAATGAGACAGCGCAGAAAATGAAAAAGGCTGATTTAATAAAAATTATACAAAATGCATGATCTAATAATTTACTAATTTACTAATTTACTAATTTACTAATTTAAATTATAATAATTTTAATTATAATAATTTTAATTATAATTTTAATAATATATAATAATAATAATATGAATTATGGTTCGTGTGCCAAGGGTTCAAATAATATAAATATGGATTATCCTCCTTTAATGGATGATTCAAGATTATTTAGTGACTATTATTCGTCAGTGTTAAATGATGAGATGCTTAAAAGAAATAATAATATTAAAAATAATAGCGACTATAGGCATTATTTACAAATTAATGCCGCTTCTATTATAAGTAATAATCAGTTAAATTCTTGTAATGAGTGTAGTGTATGTCCATATTACAGTAAAATAAATGTAGAAGTTAATAAGCATACTCCATATATATTTAATAGTGCCGTATCTAATATAAGACCATATGGTTATGAAACAAGTGATTTAAAAGAGTTATACTTATCTAGACAACTATTAGACTCTCAAAAGCATGTTACCAAATATATAATAAAGCCTAATTAATTGATTAATTGATTTTATAATTCTTTTATAATAATAAAATATTTTATTATTATAAAAATGGGTTTTTTTGATAGTTTGATGGCGCCTTTAGGCAAAGATTATTGTATGTTATTTTATATTGTTGGAATATTTGCGCTATTATTAGCTTTATTTAGTTTTGCTGCTTTTATTGCCGGATTTTTTCAAAAAAAATCTGCATATGTAATGGGGGCATATTTTATGAGTTCAATTAGTTATATACTAATGTATTATACAAGTAGAATATATTATTCAATATGTATTGCTACATTACGTTAATTATTATTTCAAGATAAATAATATTTTTAAATATTATTATTATTCATAATAATACATTATATAATATTATATAATATTATAATATGAAATTTTTTGATAGTTTGATGGCGCCTTTAGGCAAAGATTATTGTATGTTATTTTATATTTTTGGAATATATGCGCTATTATTAGTTTTAGTTAGTTTTGGTGCTACGGTATATGGAATATTAATGAAAAGTTCTAGATATATTATATTATTATATATCTTCCCTTTGGTATATGCTATAATTTTATATTGTTTTAATAGAATACATTATTCTATATGTATATCAGCATTACGTAAAAATATATAAGTAAACAATATAAAACATTAGCAACAAAATATATATATTAATATATTAATATAATAACTATTATATATTAATATAATAACTATTATATATTAATATGAAAATTTTAAGTATTGATATTGGTATTAAAAATTTGGCTTATGTTATTTTAGAAGTTGATAATTCAGATAAAAATAGTATTGTTAATGGGTCACAAGACTTTAAAATTATTAAATGGGACGTTATAAATCTGTGTAATAAGTTTATTCCTTGTTCTAATACTACGTGTTCTAAACAGGCTAATTTTCATAAAAACGCTAATTTTTATTGTAAAAATCACACCAAAAAAACGGAGTATAGCTTACCAATATTTAATATAAAAACTTTACATAAACAATCAGTAGCAAATCTCTCAACAATGGTTGAAAAATATGATTTAAAAATCGAAAAACCTATAAATAAGGCAGGTTTAATAAAAATTTTAGAAGAATATTTGAATAACACTTGTTTTGAGGCTATTGAGAATGTAAATGCTAATAATGTAAATCTGATTGATTTGGGAATAAGTCTTAAAAATGAACTTAATGAGCTATTTAATAGTTATGATCTTACTAGTATAGACCAAATTATTATTGAAAATCAAATAAGTCCTATTGCTAATAGAATGAAGTCTATACAGGGTATGGTATCACAATATTTTATTGATTGTAATAATCATAACATTGTATTTATTTCAGCAACAAATAAATTAAAAGCTTTTTTAAATAAAGACAAATCTTTAGACAAAGACAAATCTGTAGATAAAGATAAATCTATAGATAAAGATAAATCTATAGATAAAGATAAAAAAATCTCATATAATGAGAGAAAAAAGTTAAGCATTTTTTATACAAAACAATTATTAGAAAATAAAAATATGTTAAATGACCTTGAATTTTTTGTCAAACATTCAAAAAAAGATGACTTATCTGATTGCTTACTTCAAGGAATTTATTATTTGGATAATAAACTAGATATATTATAATATATTATATATTACGTCATATTATATAATATATAATATATATTGCGGAGTATTTAAAAATTAATCTTCTATTTAAAACATAATAGATTACATGAATATTGTTGAAATAGAGCCTGATTTTTTAACTATAGAAGATATTAAATTACCTGAATTTAAAATTAATGAGCCTTATGATGATGAAAAGAGTGACGAAATTAGTTCAACAAGAAGATCTACAAATTTCGGAGGTGGTATAGAATTATTAATGAATGAAAAAAATAAAGGTGATAAAAAATTTTCATCATCTATTGATATTGAAGATATTACAAACTTAGAAAATGAATTAAATGAACTTTCTGAAGATACAAATTTTAATTCGGTAAATATACAAAATAATGATACAAACAAAATAAATATTAGCTCTGAAAATATTAGCTCAAATACAAATAAAGAAATTAAATATAAGCAAGACTCTGGAAGTGCGCAAAAAAAATCTATTTTTGGCGATTTATTTGGCGGTTCAAAAAATGACGGCGCAAATATTAAACCAGTTACAAAAAACAATGACAGCGATAATATAAACCTCGGAAAATCTACTGCAAATATGAATGAAAATAAAACATGGGATGGTTTTGGTAAATTTAATAATATTCCTGTTAATCTGGATAAAACACAACAAAAACCCGAATTAACAAAAGAGGAAGAATTAAAAGCAAAATTCACATATTTACGAAAGCTTGATGATTTAGAAAAGAAAGGTGTTTCATTAAGTAAACGCTACAATATGGACTCTAATTTAAATGAAATGATTGGCGAATATGAGACTATTATTGCTGAAAAAGAAAGAACAAATGCTATTAAATTTCAAGGAAAAATGATGATGGCATGTATTACTGGTTTGGAATTTTTAAATACTAAATTTGATCCTTTTGATATTAAATTAGAGGGTTGGGGTGAGCAAATAAATGAAAATATAGACGAATATGATGATATTTTTGCTGAATTACACGAAAAATATAAATCTAAAGCTAAAATGTCTGCTGAATTAAAATTATTATTTCAGTTAGGTGGTTCCGCTATGATGGTTCATATGTCAAATACATTATTTAAGTCTTCTATGCCGGGTATGGATGATATTATGCGTCAAAATCCCGAATTAATGAAACAATTTACTCAAGCGGCAGTTAATACAATGGGGCAAACAAAACCAGGACTAGGTGGGTTTATGAATGGTCTATTTAATAACGGAAATGGCTCTAATCCTGGGTTTGGAGCTTCAATGCCTCCAAATGTAAATTCAGGACCTCCACCAGCACCTATTGAAACAAAATTACCAGACCGTAGCCAACGAATGCCTAATATTGTAAATCGCCCCGATATTAACGCAGCACGGGGTTCTAGTCTGGGCAACAATGAGGGCAATCCGTATGATGAAGAACGTATAAAACGCCCAGAAATGAAAGGGCCCTCGCTAGCACCACAATCAAACCAAAATATTGCCTCATTATTAAGCGGATTAAAGACTAAACAAATAGATGTAAATGAAAATAAAAATAATGAAGCAAGCACAATTAGCGTTGAAGACTTAAAAGATTTAATGAGCGGTAAAATTCCCACTAAATCTAAACGTAAGCAAAAAAGCGATAAAAATATTGTGAGTTTAGATATTTGAAGATATTAACCATAAGATTTAAAATAAACAATAAATATATTTAAAATAATTTTATAAATATATTTAAAGATTAAATACTAACAACTATGATATTTACTTGTGATTTTTGTAATAAAACAATTTCAGAATTTACAGCGTTATATTTTGGATTTGATTGTTTATGTTGCTCAAATCATTGTCGGTCACAAGTTATAAAAATCAATTTACAAATTGACCCGACAATGAATAATCCACATAATTGGTTTATACATAAATTAAGAGAAAAAAAAACAAAGACACAGCTGTCAATTTCAAAAAATAACTCACTTCCTGACTTGATAACAAAATTACAAGTTTAAATATAATAATTTTATTCTATTTCTTAATCCGTTTTTTGTAATTCTTCACTAATTAGTGTAACAATCGGACTCTTAATATTTAATTTAAGAATTCCTCTATGCATTTTTTGTTTATAAGACAGGCAATCATATGGCACTTTCATATAAATTGTTGTTTTATCTTTTGTTACAGCAACAGTATACATTAGCACCATTTATATAATATTATATAATATTTATATAATATTTATTTAATATTTATTTAATATTTATTTAATATTTATATTAAAAAAAAATTAGTATTTAATAATAAATAACAATGAATAATAATTATCCAATAAATTCAGATTATAGTAATTTAAAAACTTTTGTAATAAATTTAGATGATTACAAATATAATTATGACAAACAATTACCTTATTTATTAAATATTGGTTTACAAGTTGAGAGATTTAGCGGAATTAATGCCTTAAAAAATAAACATATGAGTCCTGAATATAATAATAACATTTCAATATTTGCTAAATATTTTACTCCTAAATCTGTTATAGGATGTGCTTTAAGTCATATATTATGTTGTAATCATATAATGTCTAATTATTGTCAAAAAGCAAACGATGTAATGCATTATTTTCTTATAATGGAAGATGACGCTTTTCCATTATACAATAAAGAAGAATTTTATGAACATCTCAATAGATCTATATATGAAATTCAATTATTGGATAGCAAGTGGGATATTATTCAATTACATAGTGATTGTATTTTACCAACAAAAGATACATATAATACACATATTGCTTGTGGAAGCACTGCCGCATATTTGATATCATATAGTGGTGTAAATAAAACATTAAAATCTAAAATATATGGACATTTAGATTTTATTCAACATAACTTTATTAAATATAATAAATATAGGACAAAAGAAAATTTATTTTATACAAACGAGAAAAATAGTCTAAATAGAATAGATGTTAAAAGTAAACAAAATTATAAGTATTATAGTTTATTATTAAAATCAAATATTTGCGAATTATTGAATAAATACACAAATATTATTCCATTACGTGGAGAGAAAAAGTATCAACATTTTTTAGAATTTAAATTACTAAAAGAACCTATTTTTAATAAAGAATTTAATACGAACGATTTATTAGATTATTTATTCATATTTATAATATTAAGAAAAATGTTACAAAAATTATAAATATAATTATATTTAAATATATAATTATATATCTAATTATAATTATAATGTATTGTAGTGAGGATAATCAATTCATTCCAAGATTAATATGTAATAAAGGAGAATTATTACTATATGAAATTAAAATACCTGCTAGCAATAATAAAGCATATAATATACAATTTGACATAAATAATTTGAATACTAGCAAAGTAAATATAGATTTGCTTTTAAGTACTGCTATCTATGATTTACTTGAAAAAGTAAATAGTGACTTAATAGAAAAAATATACATTTTTGATACAATAAATGAATATGAAACAGACGTATGTATTTTATTGAAACATATTGCCAAAGAAGTAGGTGTCAAGCAAAAATATGTTTTATTTAGAACTACAAAATATTTAAATAATTTAAATAATAACATAACCTTTTACAATAAAGATTTAATATATGAACACAAAGATTTAATAGCTAATTATTTGAAATCAATAGATTTAAATACTGAAAAATACGAACCAATGATTTTTAATTTTGGAAAAACCTATATAAGTTTCATTAATGATACTGATAAATTAGTTAGTGTTAAATTTTCAATAGATTTTCAATTAACAATAACAGATGACCTACCTATTTATATGAATAATCTAATTGGATTAATGTTTAAAAAGATGTTTTATAATTTAAAAGAATTCATTATTAATTTAAATTCATAACTAATATATTAGTATTAAAAATAACTTAATAACTTAATATTTATTAAATTATTAAACTATCATGTTTGACATTCTCTCTATATATATACGAATTGTGAAATTGATTTCCTTAATTATGTGTGAAATTATTAAATATTACAGCAAAAAAGGTATAAATTATGTATATAATATACCTACTAATAGATTAATATTATTACAAAAAATAGCTGAAAAATTAGAGCTCGAAAATATTGTATATGTGAAAATATTTCAAGTGTTATGTTTAAATAAAGATTTATTAAATATTGACGAACGTGAGTTTTTAATTAAATATACTGATAATGTTCCCTATAATAATAATGAAATAGAATATGAGTTATTAGATAAATTACAAGATGAATTTTCAATAACTTTAACTAGTAATAAACCAATAAATTGTGGTATTGTAGGACTAGTTTTTGATGGTATTGACTCTTCTAATAACAAAGTAATTATTAAAATGTTGAAAAAAAACATTTTACAAAAATTTACAAATGTATTTGATGAGTTGTTATATATTTCTTATATATGCAAATGTATTCCATACATAAATTCTCTCAAAATAACAAAACTGCTTTTAGATAATGAACAACTTTTATTAAACCAAATGAATTTTATAAAAGAAGTTGAATCAATAGAAATTTTTAGTAAAAAATATAAAAATAATAAAGAATATGTATTTCCAAAAGTTTATAGAGAGATTACTGAAAAATATGAGGGATTATTAGTAATGGAAAATATTAGTGGATTAAAATTTAAAGATATAGAAACTATGAGTGAAACAATTAAAGAAGAATTTTCATATATACTTAACAAATTTGGTATATTAGGAATTTTATATCATTCAGTTATTCATTGCGATCTACATAGTGGAAATATATTTTTTTATTTAAATGATGAAACTACTTCAATAAATAATGAAATTCCAAAATATAGATTAGGCATAATAGATTTTGGTATATGTTGTTTTCCTAATAAAGAAAATCAAAATGCTTATTATATTTTTTTTAGTGATGTACATCATAATCAAAATTATAGCAATATAGAAAAATTAATATATACTATTATAGAAGAAAAAGAACTATTAGGCAGTTTTAATATTAATAAAAAACAACAATTTATAAATGAAGTTATTAGTTGTTTACAATTAAATACTAATGATGAAATAACTAGTCAATTATTAATAGACTTAAGTAAATTGCTTAATAAATATGATTTGAACTTTACAGAAGAATTTAATAAAGTGATTTTAAGCTTACATACAGCTAACTCTTTTGGTAAACTATTATCAAAAAATTTACAGAAATGTCAAGCAAAAGTAATAGCAGATTTGAATAATTGTAATGAATTATTATATATTCAATAATTCACTAATTCATTAATATTTGGAATTAAGGTATACAAAAGATCTTTTAAAACCCCCAAAATACAGGTTTTTCATTTTCTTATGATAAATGGTCTCACTTATAAACTTTGTAAATTATGTGCAAAAATTTCAGAAATATATTTCAAGATTTTTTTGAAAAAAGGACATTTATAAATGTCCAATTTCAGAAACAGTAAACCTTTAATAAAATATTTGATTTTTTACAGTTTTTTTTAGAAACAAGACCAGTAAGCTTTATGATTTGAAAAAAACCCATAAAAAACGCCTTACCATACATTTTTCAAAAAATATTTGTGAAAATAGGCTGTTGACATTTGTTGACAAATTTGTCCGGAATTATCCGCAAAAATCCGCATTTTTTTGAGACCATATATGGTGTTAAAAAATTTATAAAAGTACCAATAAAAACTAGCAAAGGTTTAAATGTTATGAAGAAATGTGATAAAAAGTGATAAATTGTGATAAATTGTGATAAAATCTTAATATTTTGTTGACACTTTTTTTACATTTGTTTACAAGAAATCCGGAAAAATCCGGAATATAAAATAAAATATGTATTTAATATAAATACATTTTTGCTATTAAAATATAATTGACAAATGTTGACAAAAAACTCCGCAAAAATCCGGTGCGAATTTGTATGTATTAATTGTAACTATGCTACAAGTGATAAAAAAGATTATAGTAAACATATTGCCACATCAAAACATAAAAATAATACAAATGTTGACATAACGTTGACAAATATAGGGAAAAAATCCGAAAATGTAATTGAATTTATATGTAGCTGTGACAAAAAATATAAAAGCAGGCAGGGCTTATATGCTCATAAAAAAAAATGTAAAATATTACAAAACGGGCTAACATTAGATACTTCAAATAATCAAATAACTTTAGCAAATGAATTAACTAATGATTTAATATTTAAGTTATTGAATGATAATAAAGAAATGAGAGAAATAATAATTAAACAGCAAGATCAAATAAGCGAATTATTGCCAAAAATAGGCAATAATTTCATAACAAATAACAATAATAATAATAAATTTAACATACAAGTATTTTTGAATGAGCGGTGCAAAGATGCTATAAATATGAGTGATTTTATAAAATCAATTCAAGTTAGCTTACAACAGCTTGATTATACAAAGCAAAACGGACTTGTAAACGGTCTAAGTAATGTAATAATTGAGAATATGAGTAAATTAGGATTATATCAACGACCTATTCATTGTACGGACTTAAAACGTGAATCATTATATATTAAAGATGATGATAATTGGGAGAAAGATGTTAACAAAGAAAAGATAAAAAAAGCAATAAAAGATGTATCAACAAAGCAATTTTGCGCATTAAGTAAATGGACTAAAGAAAATCCAGATTTTCAAAATAATGAATATAAACAGAATTATTATACGCACACATTAGTAGCAATAGGAAATAGTAAGGAACATAATGAAGAAAAAATAATAAAAAAATTATGTAATAGTAGTTATATAAAAGAAGAATAAGTTAGCATTATTAGCAAAATATGAGTTATTGAAAAATCATATTTTACATTATATAATGCAAAATATGAAAATACATTATTCACTGCTAACAGTAATAATCTTATGACTATTATTTTCTGTATTAGTATATGTATTATTTTCTTTATTATTTTCTGTATTATTTTCTGTATTAGTAATAGTAATAGTAATAGGAAGATTATTTAAATTTTTATTCTTATAAAACTCTATAATACAAGAGTGTATTTTGTAATAACTAACAAAAGAAATAGAAAACATTGTAACGCAACTATTAAATATCATTAAACTATTATTATCCTCAATACTATATAGCACCCAACAAAAACTATGAAGATTACCCAAAAATAAATAATACGGATCAAAATCTTTAACGGATTTTGTTTTATAAGTTTTTATAATTTGAGGTAAATGATAAATTACATTAATAACGTTACATACTAGAAGAATAATATTCTTATATGTATAAGTTACACTCATATTAACGCCTAATAAGCATATTTACATAACTTTAAATAATTTGTTTATAATAATAAAATTGATAATATTTGGTAACAATATAAATATTTTATTACAATTATTAATAATATGGAAAAGGAACTAAAACAAGAGCCAAAGATTTTTATATTAGTAGATACGAGTTATTGGATATTTTATAGATATTTCGCCATTATACAGTGGTGGGGGCACTCAAATCCCGAAACACCTTTGAACAATCCATACGAAAATGAAGAGTTTGTAGAAAAGTTTATGAAAACATTTAGCCTAGGGCTAGATGGCTTTAAAAAGAAGCAAAAAATACATAAAAAAACAACTACAATTATTGCTGCTCGCGATTGTCCTCGTAAAGATATTTGGAGAAATACTTTATATTCTGATTACAAAGGTACGAGAGACAAAGGTACGAGTGACAAAGGCGATGAATTTATGGGAGGACCATTTTTCAAACATATTTATCAAGACAGCAATAAGCTTTTATATGAGGCAGGTGCAAACATTGTATTACAGTTTCCTAATTTGGAAGCTGATGATATTATTGCTATTACTAAAAATTACATTCGCAATAAATATTCAGATGCGCAAATATATATAATAGCAAATGACCATGATTATTTGCAACTTTTAGATGAGCATACCGAAATTGTAAATTTTCAAAACAAATTTTTGAAAGAAGGTAGCAAAGTATTTAGAGAACCACAAAAAAATTTGTTTTATAAAATTGTATTAGGTGATAAGTCAGACAACATTATGCCTATATTTAAGAAATGCGGTCCAAAGACGTGTGAAAAATATTATGAAAATAGTGAATTATTTTTAGAAGCACTAAAAAAGGAAAATGCTTATGAAAAATATGAATTAAATAAAAAATTAGTAGCTTTTACAGAAATACCTGATGAACTTGTTAGCAAGTTTATGGCGGATAATACAGAGATGTTAGCCAAATTATAATTTTGCGAATTGTCTTTAAGTGATTTTTTTAAATATATTCTCGCGCACTACATTTTTTTATGTATAATAACATTATTAATAATATTACTAATATTACTAATAATAATGCTAATAAAATATCCTTTATTAATTCCGACATTTGGTCATGGAGCAACAAGTTTAATAGTTAGTCCATATGCAACATTAGCAAGCAATTTTTTAAGTGGTTTATGTATATATTATTGTTCGCATATTCAACGCAAAATGCTATTAATAGTATTTTCTATTTATCATATTGCTGATGACTTTAATATGAAAAACAAACTGTGTAAATATTCTTTTAGCTCATTATTTCACTTATTATGGCTAAAATGTCCACTAATAAGTAAATGTTATTTAACGCTATACCATACTCCTAGACATTATTTTACTATTTATAAAAGAAAATGGAGAGTTAGGCAACAATTTTTAATAGGTGTCGGAACAAGCTTAATTACTATTCCTTGTTTACAAGCTAATTTACATAGTAAACTAAATAGCATTTTTGGCGAGTTATGGTATGTTGCCCCAATAATTGCACATATAATAGTTCATAGTTATTATAATATTTCGTTTTTTAAGTATTAAGTATTAACTATTAGTATTAAGCAATCTAATACTCTTGGTTAATCCAAGCATATTTATTTTTAATACAAATAATATGGTATCACTTATTGTATCGTAATAGGGTGCTTTAATAGAACACCTATATTTAGTCATTATATTTTTTAAATATGGGTCTAATTCATAGCTCATACTCATAGTAGTTTCATCTTTAGTAATAAGTTCATAATTTTCATCATTATAAACAAGTCCGTCGCAATTTATTAGTCCATATAATCTGACTCGTGAAGTATTATGTTTTAATCTCTCAAATTCTATATTTTGTTTACCAAATAATGGAATATTAAGTGAACCACTATATACATTATTTAATGATGGCAAACTATATGTTAATACTAATAATATTATGTTATACATAATTAAAAATTAATAATTGTAATATTTTCTCAAGTTATATTTAAATAATTATTTAATAATATTTAAATGGTCATAATATGTTAAAATTTAGTTATAATATATATATATATTATATATATTATGAATGAATAAAATAAGTAATAAAAATACTTATAAGAAAAAATTCACTTTAAAAAATAAAAAAAAAAAATTAGAACAATATGGAGGAACTGAAGATCTACCAGAACAAAAGCCACACTCACTAATAAGTATAAAACCACCAAAACTAAACCCAGTACTAACAAGAATAGAACCACCACCAGTAGTACCAGTAGCAATAGAACAATCACCACCACTACCAAAACAAAAATCACCAGAACAATCACCACCACCAAAACAACCAGAACTACCACCGAAACCACCAGAACTACCACCAAAACAACCACCAAAAATACGAATGCGAGAATACTTACCAAGAAGAGCAAAAGAAAAACCACCAGCAAGTATAGAACCACCAGCAAGTATAGAACCACCAGCAAGTATAGAACCACCAGCAAGTATAGAACCACCAGCAAGTATAGAACCACCAGCAAGTATAGAACCACCAGCAAGTATAGA